TCACGGTGTAGCCCTGCGGCACCATGCCCATGTTCTTCACGGCGTTGATGTCGTTATCCGCAGTGCCAACGCGCAGCGTCGACTTGAGGATACGGTCAGACGTAAACATGAGTTCCTTCGGGATGATGAGCTTGAGGCCCTGCACCGCGATCTTCAGGCCACGCTCATCGGTGAACGCAGCGATGTCGATCAGTGCCTGCTCAAGCGACGTCTCAGAGAGGTCCGCCGACGTGGCAAGCTCGTTACGGAGGTTCGGGCCCGACAGGGTCGGGTGATCATCCGCACAGAGCGGCTTGCCGTCGCCGCCGACCGAGGTCGTGAACGCGTTGTTAAGCACGTTCGCAGCCTTGATCTGCTTCGTCTGCGCCATCGAGCGGGCGAGCGCCTTCGTGTAACGCGCCGAGAGACGGTCGTAGAGGTTGTCCTCCACGGCTTCTTCGGTGAGCGAGAACGCGAGAGCGATCGTCTCGTGGGTGTAGCGAGCGGTGTAGACTTCCTGCGCCTGGTCGTATGCAACGCCAGCGCCTTCCGTCTTAACAGGGGCCTCGGCAAAGCCGGACTCCATCACCTCTTCCTCGAACGCACGATCGGAGGTCTCCACCGAATAGATCTCGGCGTGCTCGTTCTCGTAGTTCTTGTACTCAAGGCCGAACAGAGCATTCAAGCCCGGCTCGAGTTCCTTGACCAATTGTGCACGTGAAATTGCCATTTTTTATGCCCCTATATATCAGGTTACGGCCTTGACGCCGGCGCTGCCGTACAGGTGCTCGTTGATTTTCACAACGACAACGGCGAAGTTCCCAAGCTCGTTGCCCGGGACGTTCCACAGGCCAACGATCTTGAGGTTAAGAGCCGCCGTATCGGCGATGGTGGACGAATCCAGTTCCATCGAAGACACGCCCGTGGTGGTGCTACCGCCCGTGCCAACGACATCCGCGTTCTTGCCGATATCGGCCTGCTCGATGTCCTCGTCGGCCTGGACGATGAACAACTGACTCGGATCGTCGATCACATCGGCAACAATCTTGCCTTCAGTGATGTTGACGCTGCCCGGGTAGTAGTTCTTCCAGGTCGGCTTACCGCTCGTCGGGTCGATATAAAACACGCCGTTGAGAACACCCAGGGCCGCAGCATGCGTGCCCGGGAGGAACTTAACGACATAGCCGTTTACGATCGTCACCAGGTCGCCCTGGTAAATCGCGCCTGACTGGTTATCCGCAATCTCGTAACCGTACTGCTTCTGGGATCCAGTCGCAGACAAATTGCCGAGAGGACGGAAACCAAAGGCTTTGTCTACATTTGCCATTTGATTAATCCTCTAAAAAAGTTATTCACTGGTTCCGTTTTTGGAACCTCCGAATGAAACGCGAGACCGGCGGGTAGGACGCTCAATCACCATGCTGTGATGTGCATTGCTTTTCATGAGCTCGTTATCCGCAGCCTGCATTTGGTCGTTTGCCCTCGACGCGTAATACGCGGTGCGCTCTGCAACGCTCTCTTCAGGAATACGAGCAAGGAGCAGTCCCCCCACGCTGATTACCCCAGCGTGTCGGCCGTCATCCATAGTTGGTGCAGCGAAGTCAGGGTATTCGTCCGAGCGAACCAGTTCGTACCCCTCACGGAGACGGCCTGCAATGTTCGTTCGATCCTCAACCCCACCAGCGGATGCCCGAATCCAACGGTGCTTGTATCCAAGAGGCGCCGGAGGCGCGTCAAGGCGAGAAGGCGGTGCCCAAGGCTTGCGTCGCGCTACTTTCCCGCGAGATTCGGCCTCACGAGTCGTGCGATTAAAGGACGATGTTTTGACGTCTGACATGGGTTACTCCTTCACGTACTTGGCATATTCCTCGAGAGGAACGCCCAGCTTTTTTGCAATTGCCACTTGACTTGGAGTCAATCTGACAGTGCGGCGTGCTGTGTTGTTTATCCCGCTAGAGCGAGATGCAGGGGCGACCGTTTGCACGTTACGGCTCCTGTTGTTCGCGCCACCAGACGTTTCCTCAAATTTTTGCGGAAACGCCTGACGAATACGTTTGTCAAGTTCATCATAGTACTCATCCGAATTGGGGTCAAATCCCTCTGATTGGATGAGCTGACGGTGGATACCCCACGCGGCGTGGGTCATCACGGTATCCCGGCCATACCACTTGTTCTTCTCCGCCCAGTCCTCGACCCGGGGGTCGATCTGCTGCGGCTGCTGTTGGACCGGTTGCTGCTGGGCCTGATAGGCCGCCTGCTGGGCCGCCCACTGTTGCTGCTGAACATAGGCCTCCCGCTGGGCGTTGGCCGCCTCGATCTGAGAGTTTTCCATGGTCAACGCGGCTAGGCGCTGCTGCGCTTCGGTCTCGGTATCCACATCGCCCTCTTCACGGGCCTTGCGGATGATCTGCTTGAGCGCCACGGCCTGGGTCTCAACCCGGTTCTTGGCCTCTACCAGACGCTCGGCATCGGTCTTGACGTACCGTTGCTCAATCTCCTGGGCATGGGCCTGGACCTGACGGGCGTAGTTCAGCGCTTCTTGCTCACGACGCTGCGTCTCCCGCAGCCGCGCCGTCAGCTTATTGATGCGCTTCTTGACGTTATCGCTGTACTCGTCAAGTTCCCCACGATCGGTCTCGGCCTTTTGGGGCTCGATGGATGGGGCGGCATCCTCGGACTCAGGGATCTGAACCGTTGCCGGCTGCTCCCCGTCTCCTACGTTAAATTCCAACTGTTCAGTAGACATAAGTGCTCCTTACCACATGTGCAGAACGTCTTCGGGATCGGCCACAATGCCGAGAACCTCGTCGTCGTTAATCAACCGAATCTCGCCCCCGTCGATCGGGATACGGGCTCCGGCATAACGGCCGAAAATGATCCAATCGCCCTCCACGCACCACGGGCCGGTCGCAAACTTGCTCTCGTCCCCGTACGCAAGCGGGCCCACTTTGAGCACGTAGCCGCATACGGTTGAGACCTGCTGTTTGCGCTGGGTTTCTTCGGCCAGGGCGATGCCGCCCTTGGTCTTTTCTGCCCCGCGGTAGGGAAGGATCGCGATACGCCACCCGGTAGGTGTTGGGATACGGTCCAACACCTTTTGATCGAGCTTTTCAGGCTTCAATCCTTCGGCGGTGTACGCGTCCTCTAGGGTCGGCACCTTAGTTGCTGCCTCTTCCGCCCACTTCTTCTCCAGGGCGGTAGGTTCTTGTGATGCAAGTTTCATGGGTCTCCTGTTAGATTGAAAAGCCGTCGTCCTCCGTGCGGGACTTCAAAAGCGCTCTCACGGAATCCTCTACAAGCTTCAATCCTTCAATGCGACCCATCATGAAGCGATACCGCTCCATGTCTACGATGGTGCCGTTGAGGACGATTTCCTCAGAGCTCTGTCTGAGCTTTCTGATTTCTAGAAGCACTGCTTCTGCAAATTCAAGCATGGTAGGTTTCCATGAAAAGCAGGCGGTTTTGCGCACCGCCAGAAGCGCTTATCGGACTCAGTATATCTTGACTGGCCGATTCCCGTCCTTTTTCTTTACGGTTTTCACCGCACCCATCACGCCACCGCGCTTCATGCCACGCGTCTTACCCGCCTTGGCATACGCAATCGCTGCGGCCTGCTTTACCGCTGCGCCTTTGCTCTTCGGCTTGCTCGTGCCAATACGGCCCTTTTCTTTATACGCCCCGACGAGTTCGCCGATGTTGCGGCTAATCGTCTTCTGGCTCGATCCCTTTTTAAGCGGCATTTCTTCCTCCTTTTGCTGCTTGTAACTGTAGCTTCGCCTGGTCAATCTGTAAGGTCTGTTGCATCTTCTGCATCTCCAACTGCAACTTCGCCTGATCCAACTGCATCTTGGCCTTGTCGGCCGCAGCACGCTGATCCAGTTCCTGCTTCTTGAGCGCGACCAACGGGTCTTCTCCACCGCCCGCGGCCTCCCCAGAGAGCTGGCCCTGCATGTTCTTCATCTCCTGGAGATAGGTCGCGACCTTGATCGCCACCATGCCTTCCTTCTGGATGGGCGAGACCATGCGATCCGGGTCAGTGCCGTAGAGCTTAAAGAGCTCGGCCTCGACATCCTCCTCGGCCTTGATCTTGACGTGCTCAAAGAGATGCTGCTGTAGCTCGACCGCGGCCAAAGGATTGCTCTGGAGGATCGGCGAGAGTCCCATGATCAAGTGCGCAACGATATGCGCATCGTGCTGCTGGCCCGCAAAGGCCTTGAGCTTCATGCCGTTCAACACGGACGCGTTTTCCGTCGCCGGATCGCGCGGCATCTGATTGTTCTGCGGGATCAGGATGCCGTCGATGTCACGTACGTTGAGCGAGGCATACACCCGGTAGTACGCCTCGTACATGTTGTGCATGTTCGGCGCCGCTTGCGCCATCTGCAACTGCATCTGAGCAAGCTGAATGCGCTGCGCAGTGCTGAAGATGTTCGGATCAGCAACCGGCTGCACCGAAACCATGTTGCTGAAGTCCGCACGCTTGATCTTGCGGCTCGCGCCCGGCACATCGTACGGATATTCATCCGGCAAGTACTGGCCAAAGCCCTCAAACAGCAACCGGAACTCGAGCGTCTGCGCGTAATGCAGGCGCTTGTGGATCGAGGACATGACCATCGAACCACGCTCGAGCAGCGCCAGCGTCGTGCCAACCTGCGCGTACTGATTTCCGTCGCTCC